CTGAATTGTTTCAAATATTTCATCTGTACCATTTTGTCTTAATTGAGTTCCTGGCGGAATATTGGTAAGATTATCTCCTTCTAAAATTGCTGTGACACCTGATGGTGTCGCATTTAATCTTGTTAAATTATTTAATTCAGCAACAGCATCTAATGATGTACCTTTTGCACTTAAAGCATATTGTGATCCATAAACTAAATCTGCAAGATCCCATAGGTCTGATGCGACTTCTGCAATTATGCCATTATATTGACCAAAAACAGAATCTTCTTCTTGATTAACACTACCAAATTCAGCAGTTACATTTGCCTCAATTTCTTCTAATACATCAGCTAATGTTTTTTTGTTAAATCCTTCATCAGTTAATCCAAAAGCCATAATATCACCTTAATTATTAAATAATGAAATTGCTAATTCATTTTCCCCAAATACAGTTCTTATTGTAAATTCAATAGAATATAATCTTTCTACATTATCAAAGGTTGAAATATATTTTAATAATTCTACAACTCCAATTGTATCTAAAATTTCGGCTTTAATAATACTATCAACATTTGGTATGTTTGGATTTTTAACCAAAATATCTGAATAGAATGGTAAGCCTTTATTTACATTTAAAAACCATTCAGAAAGAAAAAACTGTAATCTTATTTTTAAATTTTGTTCAAGTTGATCTGCTTCACTGACTACTTGTAAGTTATTACCAGTTATAAGTAAATCGTGTGTTTCTTTATCTAATGCAATATCAATCATTCTGCTGTTACCTTTGATGTTATTGATGATGCTGGTATAGAATCTGGAAATGGAGCCACAACACCACCAACAGGGGGAATTCCTACACCGATTGTTGTTGCTGGTGTGGATGTTGAAAATATGCCTGATGGAGCAGCAGTAAAATTATGAACATGAGAATCAAATTGTGCCTTAAAGTTTTCATTTATTAATTTTAATAAACTTTTAACTCCAACCTCAATATCACCATTATTTTTCAGGGTTATTCTCTGGTCTTTATGGTGAATTTCAACATCATTATTATTTGTTTGTATATTTTTTTCGGCAAATGAAAACAAGCCTGGTATAGCGATAGCATCAGATAAATCATATCTTCTGCGATCTCCAGGTTCTATATTATCACCAGATAGATACCATTGTTCTAAACTTCTTTCAGAAAATATAAGCAAACATTTATCACCTTTATTAATTGGGAAAGTAATGCCTGAAGTTTTTGTTCTGGGAAATATAACTGGTACATTTCCTAGTACAGGAAGATCCAAAACATCACCATCTAAATATACTTTTTTTAATAATGGTTTTACTGTGGCTTTCTGAGTTTTAAAACTATATGATTCAATTCTTCCAGGCATACAAGTATGTACATCTTCAAAGGCTCTTAATATCGCATTTTCGATGACTTCAATAAGTTTATTTTTTTCTGGCATTATTCTCTTACTTCGATACTTGAAGTCCATTCTTTTGTATGTGTATCACCGCTATGTGAAATTGAATAAACAACAAATTCAGTTGTATCTTTAATTTCTACACTCCTTACTGCAATCCTTCCCAATGGATTTATAGATGGGAAAAGTAAACTTGTAAATTTCCAACCTGGTTTATCTTGCTTTGATTTATCTTTTGCTTTACGTGATTTTCCAGATAATCTTTCAGGACTTCCAATCAACCCCGATTCACTTGTAAGTAATATAATACCAGTTTGATTATTCCCATCAAATGTCACAACATTGATTTCATTATTTTGTACAGACCAGGATAAATTTAAAAATTTAGTTACTTTCGTTAAGGCATCCTTTGCCAATCCAGCAAAGGCAAATCCAGATTGATATATTTTATTAGGAAATGTTATCTGATTCAGATTATTACCAATATCAAATTCAGCTAATACTTTTTCTAATACATTTCGACCACTAGTTTTTTCATTTTGTGATAAAGATATTTTCGCTTTATCTACAGATTCTTTTCCATCACTAGCTTCAATTTCCGTAATAACATCTGGCCTATTAATATTATGAGTAATATTAGTAATATCACCAGTAAAAAGAAGTTCTTCACCATTTTCATCAGTATAACCTGCAAAGATTGTAAGATTTCTACCAACATCTTTAATTATATTCCTTGTATCTTGAGATAAATTATAAATCGAAACCTTACCTGTATTCGGATCTTTATTTTCAGTTTTATCTACATTAAATACAAAACGTAAACCAGTTAATTTCAAAATGAAATTTGTTTCTGTTGTAATCTCAACAGATGCAGATCGATTAAATAAAGTCATACTTCTGCCTCTGGAATATATACAAGCTCTATAGTATCACCAAGATTAGTCCTATTAACTTCAATTTCTTGTTCTGTTGTATCTATACAAAAAAGCTCTCCTGGTGGTAACGCTAAATGAACAAACTGATCAAATAATGAATAAGCCAATACCAATTTAATCCCAAACATAATAGGCGTTTCATCTGTTTGCAATATTGAAAGATTCCATTGTCCTGATCTTTCATTAAATGTAAAATCAAATAAAAAAGAGATATTATCCAAAATAACTTCTTCCCTGAAATTTGATAGTTCATTAAAAAATGGAATTACTACTGACATATATTTCTCTTAGGATGGTAATAATTTAGATACAAATCGTCCAGCAGCATTAAATGCACTTTTAGCTACACTGGTTTTATTTTCTGTTGTTTCACTTGCTGTTAGTGATTTTTGTTTTCCCTTTCCTTTTTTAGTTGATGCTTTATCTGTAAATGCTTCTTGTGGTTTTGGTGCAATTACTAATATTTCAGAAGTTTTAACTTCTATGAAATCAGCAGTAAAAGGCAGAGCTTGTCCAGTTCTTCTATCTCTATTAATTTTTAAATCAGTTATAGCCATATTAGTATATACACGCAATCCTGTTACTATAGTTATGATTTCAGGTCGAACTGTTTTTCCTTGAATTACTCTGCCTGCAATCCTTAATAAAATATTTTGTGCTGTTTCAACTCTAGTTGCTGTATCTTCTCTTGAAACTATTCTATTTTCAGAAGTATTTGAATTTCCTTCTACAATATTTGTAACATCTTGAAATCTAACATCAATGGGAAAATTACTTATAAGGCCGCTAATTGAAAGCCTTTCAGGTACTAATCTAATATTATCAATTATAGTGCTTCCATCTTCTACAGGCCATTCAGATACTTCATTTCTATAGCTATGATTTTCTGATACGGTTGCATCTAATTGTAATAATCCAATCTTAGCACCTTTTTTTCCAAATAATACTGATGCTGTCATTGTTCTGCCAGTGGTGTTGCCATTAGATTTTTAGTCATTTCATTATTAAACATTTTATCAAATGATTCTCTTGCTGAATCTTCAATAAATCGAACTTGCTGCTCTGGTGTACCTGGTGGGACTTCTATATTTATATTTTGATTTAAACTGGTTTGATTAGCATTATTTTGTATTGATCTGGATAATCCATTAGATGCATTCGGGATAAGTGAACGGCTTGCAGAATCTCCATTAATTTGTCTAGATACATTTGCTATGCCTGCACTTGCTACGTCTATTTTATTCTCTCCACCAAATAATTTACCAAGAATTGATTTTCCAAAATTACCTAATTTACTTAATCCACCTTTGATAAAATTAATTGATTTTGTAAAAGCTCCAAATACAGATTCTACAATGTTAGTAACTAGATTAGCTAATGCATCTGTAATTAATACAATGAATGGAAGTATAAAAGAACCGATCTTATCCATAACAATTTTTATAAGTTCTATAATTTTTGAAAAGGCAACATTAAAAGCATTGATGGTTTCATTCCATGCATTAACAAAAAATATGGCTATTGATTTCGCAATACCTGCTATAAAAGAACCAAATTGTTTAAATCTTGCAATGAGTGATCCAATTACAGAATCACCACCAGCTTTAAATGCTATAAAATCATCTATCACAAGAAAAATCGCAACACCGACTGCAATAAATGCAGCTACTATTCCAAAAATTATGGCTATCAATGGAAATAAAGCAATATTTAAAGCAGCAGCAGCAGCCGTTAAACTTAAAATTGCTATTGTGATAGTTCCGAGAAATATTAAGAGTGGTCCCAATAATGCTACTAATGCAACAAATACTATAATTAATTTTTTTACATTCGGACTCAATGCTGTAAATCTATTTCTCACTTTATCTATAAATTTTGTTAGTGCCTCCATGCCTTCTTTTAATCCGAATGTCCTATCAATTGCTTTGCCAAATTCATCAAGTAATTGCGTAACTGTATCCTGTAAATTTGAAAATCTACCTGATAAAGTTCTTGATTGTTTTTTCATCAAATCGAAAAAGAAACCACCTTCTTTAGATGCATTGAAAAATGCATCTTCAACATCTTTGAACTTTATTTTTCCAGTGCTAGTCATTTTTGCAATTGCTTTTTCAGATACACCGAGTTGTTTTGCAAGAAGTTGAACTAAGGGAACTTGATTGACTAGAAAATCTCTTAAATCTCTGCCTGTTAATTTTCCTTGGGTTTTAACTTGAGAAAAATTTAAAACTAATCGTTGAAATACTTCACTATTACCTTTAGCAGCATTACCCAATGCATTAAGTGTTGGTATAAGTTTTTTCGATTCAATTCCAGCAGCTAATAATTGTCCTGCTGTTTGTTGAATACCTAAAATCTGGAAAGGCGTTACTTTTGCAAATTCAATTAATTCTTTTTGCTTTTCAAGTGCAGCTTCCTCAGATCCTAAAAATACTTCAAGTGCAATCTTTGCTTTTTCTAAATCAGCAGTTGTTTTTAAGGCAACAAAACCAAGGGCTGTGAGTGGCAATGTTACAAATGCGGATAGACCAACTCCAACATTGCGGACGCTGCTTGCAAACCCACGCATATTTTTTGTAAGACCTTGAACATTATTTCTTATATCACCTATTTTCTTATCAAAGTTTCTGAGTTTTGTTTGATCAACTCTGAAAGATAATTTGGTAACTAATTCTCTAACTGTTGCCATTTAACCTCTATTTGGTTCCTTTTCTTTTTGTTTTTCATAATAATATTTCATATCCAATAAAGCATTTGCTCTCAATACATCATCTAATGAATAATGATTATCCAGTTCCCATAAACTGCATACATCTTCAAGTACTAATCTCCATAAAAAATATTCGCTGTTTAACTCTTTATCCAAGTAACTAGCGGAACGTTCAGCTATGTTGTCTGACTTTTCTTCAGGAGCTGTCCAATACCGCTTTCGTCCAAAAAAGATCCGTAATTCACCTCCAAGACAAAGAATATAACTTTATAAACGGCAAGCATTTTGCCTTGAAATAAGAGATCAAATATTTCTGGTGTCATTTCTTGTTTATTTACAATCACACCAGAAAGACATTTCATCAATATTTCTTCAGATTCAGTTTCAGATAATTTTTCAAATAGATTTGCAAATGCTTCGCCTAATTTTGAAAGATCAAAATCTTCTTCTGTAGTTTTAGATTTATTAAATGCCGCTCCGAGTTCTTTTAATGAAGGCCCGAAAACCTTTCCGAACATAAGTTGGTTTTTCCAGGCTTTACGTGCTGGCCATGCTTGAACAGTAACTTCAAATTCATCTATTGTTTTTGTTTTTGGTTCTATCATAATTGTTTTCCTTCTGCTGGATTAAGTGTTAATTAAAAACCTAAGAAACCTGTAACAATATTACCACCAACAAACATTTCTCCTTCAGCGATAATTATTGTCCATTCTCTATTTGTTA